ATGAAGCAGAGGTCATTCTGCCCGGGAAGATTAAGCACCGCGATCGCCATCGCGCTGTGCTGCTTTCCGCCATTTTCCAGCGGACAGGAAAACCCGGGAACGGTATATCAGTTTAACGACGGTTTTATTGTCGGCAGTCGCGAAAAGGTCGATCTGTCGCGCTTTTCGACCAGCGCGATTACCGAAGGCACTTACTCCCTTGACGTCTACACCAACGACGAGTGGAAAGGGCGCTACGATTTACGCATCGCGCGCGATAAAGATGGTCGGCTGGGCGTCTGCTACACCAAAGCGATGCTGGCCCAATATGGCATCGCGGCGGAAAAGCTCAATCCGCAGCTGAGCGAGCAGGAGGGCTACTGCGGTAGCCTCAAATCCTGGCGCAACGAAGAAAACGTCAAAGACAACCTGGTCCAGTCCTCCCTGCGGTTGAACATTTCGGTACCGCAGATCTATGAAGATCAACGCCTGAAAAACGGCACTGTTGCAAATAGTCGGTGGTGATAAACTTATCATCCCCTTTTGCTGATGGAGCTGCACATGAACCCATTCAAAGGCCGGCATTTTCAGCGTGACATCATTCTGTGGGCCGTACGCTGGTACTGCAAATACGGCATCAGTTACCGTGAGCTGCAGGAGATGCTGGCTGAACGCGGAGTGAATGTCGATCACTCCACGATTTACCGCTGGGTTCAGCGTTATGCGCCTGAAATGGAAAAACGGCTGCGCTGGTACTGGCGTAACCCTTCCGATCTTTGCCCGTGGCACATGGATGAAACCTACGTGAAGGTCAATGGCCGCTGGGCGTATCTGTACCGGGCCGTCGACAGCCGGGGCCGCACTGTCGATTTTTATCTCTCCTCCCGTCGTAACAGCAAAGCTGCATACCGGTTTCTGGGTAAAATCCTCAACAACGTGAAGAAGTGGCAGATCCCGCGATTCATCAACACGGATAAAGCGCCCGCCTATGGTCGCGCGCTTGCTCTGCTCAAACGCGAAGGCCGGTGCCCGTCTGACGTTGAACACCGACAGATTAAGTACCGGAACAACGTGATTGAATGCGATCATGGCAAACTGAAACGGATAATCGGCGCCACGCTGGGATTTAAATCCATGAAGACGGCTTACGCCACCATCAAAGGTATTGAGGTGATGCGTGCACTACGCAAAGGCCAGGCCTCAGCATTTTATTATGGTGATCCCCTGGGCGAAATGCGCCTGGTAAGCAGAGTTTTTGAAATGTAAGGCCTTTGAATAAGACAAAAGGCTGCCTCATCGCTAACTTTGCAACAGTGCCGTTTTTTGCATATCCGCGCCAGCCCGGAACAGGCATCAATGGAGTTTTACGGCGGGAAGTCACCGAAAATCGCCAGTGTGCATCAGTTCGGTCTGTCGGAAGAAAACCGGAAAGATGGTAAGAAAATTGATTATCCGGCGCGTCCCCTGCTCGGCTTTACCGGTGAGGATGTGCAGATGATTGAAGAGATTATTCTGGCGCACCTCGACCGTTAGTTGTGCCATTCCCGACACCTCATCGTCACATTGCCGCCGGTATGACCCGGCGGCATCCTTCCCGTTATGAACACTCTCGCAAATATTCAGGAACTCGCGCGCGCACTGCGCAACATGATTCGCACCGGCCTTGTCGTCGAAACCGACCTTAACGCCGGTCGCTGCCGTGTGCAGACCGGCGGCATGTGCACCGACTGGCTTCAGTGGCTGACCTGTCGTGCCGGGCGTTCGCGCACATGGTGGGCACCTTCCGTGGGGGAGCAGGTGCTGATTCTGGCCGTGGGCGGTGAACTTGACACGGCGTTTGTTCTGCCGGGGATTTATTCCGGCGATAACCCCGCGCCGTCTGCGTCGGCGGATGCCCTGCATATCCGTTTCCCTGACGGGGCGGTGATTGAGTATGAACCCGAAACCAGTGCACTCACGGTAAGCGGAATTAAAACGGCCAGCGTGACGGCTTCTGATTCTGTTACTGCCACGGTGCCGGTGGTCACGGTGAAAGCATCAACCCGCGTCACCCTGGACACACCGGAGGTGGTCTGCACCAACAGGCTGATTACCGGCACGCTGGAAGTGCAGAAGGGCGGGACGATGCGCGGCAACATTGAACACACCGGCGGTGAACTCTCATCAAACGGTAAGGTACTGCATACCCATAAACACCCCGGCGACAGCGGCGGCACAACCGGGAGTCCTCTATGACAGCGCGTTATCTCGGAATGAATCGCAGTGATGGCCTGACTGTCACTGACCTTGAGCATATCAGCCAGAGTATCGGCGATATCCTGCGCACACCGGTCGGCTCACGGGTGATGCGTCGTGATTACGGCTCGTTGCTGGCGTCAATGATTGACCAGCCGCAGACCCCGGCGCTTGAGTTGCAGATTAAGGTCGCCTGTTACATGGCGGTGCTGAAATGGGAACCCCGCGTCACCCTGTCATCCGTCACTACGGCGTGCAGTTTTGACGGGCGAATGACGGTCACGTTAACCGGCCAGCACAACGACACCGGCCAGCCACTTTCGTTAACCATCCCTGTGAGTTGAAACCATGCCGATTATCGACCTGAACCAGCTACCCGCACCGGATGTAGTCGAGGAGCTGGACTTTGAAACCATTCTCGCTGAACGCAAGGCGACACTGATTTCCCTTTACCCGGAGGACCAGCAGGAGGCGGTCGCCCGTACCCTGATGCTGGAATCCGAGCCTCTCGTCAAACTGCTGGAGGAAAATGCTTATCGTGAGCTTATCTGGCGTCAGCGTGTGAATGAGGCCGCACGGGCGGTAATGCTGGCCTGTGCTGCCGGTAATGACCTTGATGTGATTGGTGCCAATTACAACACCACGCGCCTGATTATCACCCCGGCAGATGATTCGACCATCCCGTCGACACCGGCAGTGATGGAGTCTGACACCGATTATCGTCTGCGTATTCAGCAGGCGTTTGAGGGCTTAAGCGTCGCCGGGTCGGTGGGAGCCTATCAGTATCATGGTCGAAGTGCCGACGGGCGTGTCGCAGATATCTCTGTCACCAGTCCGTCTCCGGCCTGCGTCACCATCTCTGTGCTGTCACGTGAAAATAACGGTGTCGCATCCGAAGACCTGCTGGCGGTGGTGCGTAACGCCCTTAATGGCGAGGACGTCAGGCCGGTGGCCGACCGCGTGACCGTGCAGTCTGCCGCCATCGTTGAATACCAGATAAACGCCACGCTTTACCTTTACCCTGGTCCCGAAAGCGAACCCATACGCGCTGCTGCCGTGAAAAAACTGGAAGCGTACATCACGGCACAGCACCGGCTGGGGCGCGACATCCGTCTGTCTGCCATTTATGCCGCTTTGCATGTGGAAGGCGTGCAGCGTGTCGAACTGACTGCACCGCTGGCCGACATCGTGCTCAACAGTACGCAGGCGTCTTTCTGTACCGAATACCGCGTCGTGACCGGAGGCTCGGATGAGTGATTCGCGACTGCTGCCGACCGGCTCATCACCGCTTGAAGTTGCCGCCGCAAAAGCCTGTGCGGAAATTGAAAAAACGCCGGTCAGGATTCGTGAACTGTGGAACCCGGATACCTGTCCGGCAAATCTGCTGCCGTGGCTGGCGTGGGCGTTTTCGGTCGACAGGTGGGATGAAAAGTGGCCGGAAGCGACAAAACGCGCCGTTATCCGCGATGCCTATTTCATCCACTGTCATAAGGGCACTATCGGTGCAATCCGGCGTGTGGTGGAGCCGCTCGGCTATCTCATCAACGTGACGGAGTGGTGGGAAAACAGTGACCCGCCCGGCACCTTCCGGCTTGATATTGGTGTACTGGAAAGTGGCATCACAGAGGCAATGTATCAGGAAATGGAACGGCTGATTGCTGATGCCAAACCTGCAAGCCGTCATCTTATTGGCCTGAACATTACCCGGGACATTCCCGGCTACCTGTTCGCCGGTGGTGTGGCTTACGACGGCGATGTAATTACGGTTTACCCCGGATAAGTGAGGAATAATGAGCACAAAATTCAAAACCGTTATCACCACTGCCGGTGCAGCAAAGCTGGCAGCGGCAACCGCACCGGGAGGGCGGAAGGTCAACATTACCACGATGGCCGTCGGGGATGGCGGTGGTAAATTGCCTGTCCCGGATGCCGGACAGACCGGGCTTATCCACGAAGTCTGGCGACATACGCTGAACAAAATCAGCCAGGACAAACGAAACAGTAATTATATTATCGCAGAGCTGGTTATTCCGCCGGAGGTGGGCGGTTTCTGGATGCGTGAGCTTGGCCTGTACGATGATGCGGGAACGTTAATTGCCGTGGCGAACATGGCCGAAAGTTATAAGCCTGCCCTTGCCGAAGGCTCAGGGCGTTCGCAGACCTGCCGCATGGTCATCATCGTCAGCAGTGTGGCCTCAGTGGCGCTGACCATTGACACCACAACGGTGATGGCAACGCAGGATTACGTTGATGACAAAATTGCAGAACATGAACAGTCACGACGTCACCCTGACGCCTCGCTGACCGCAAAAGGTTTTACTCAGTTAAGCAGTGCGACCAACAGCACGTCTGAAACGCTCGCCGCAACACCAAAAGCTGTTAAGACGGTAATGGATGAAGCGAACAAAAAAGCGCCATTAAACAGCCCTGCACTGACCGGAACGCCAACGACGCCAACTGCGCGACAGGGAACGAATAATACTCAGATCGCAAACACGGCTTTCGTTATGGCCGCGATTGCCGCCATTGTAGACTCGTCGCCTGACGCACTGAATACGCTGAACGAGCTGGCGGCGGCGCTGGGCAATGACCCGAATTTTGCTACCTCCATGACTAATGCGCTTGCGGGTAAGCAACCGAAAGATGCCACTCTGACGGCGCTGGCGGGGCTTGCTACTGCGGCAGACAGCTTTCCGTATTTTACGGGGAATGATGTTGCCAGTTTGGCAACCCTGACAAAAGTCGGGCGGGATATTCTGGCTAAAGCGACCATTGCTGCCGTTATCGAATACCTCGGTTTGCAGGAAACGGTAAACAGGGCCAGGAACGCGGTGCAAAAGAATGGCGATACCTTGTCCGGCGGGATTACTTTTGAAAACGACTCAATCCTTGCCTGGATTCGAAATACTGACTGGGCGAAGATTGGATTTAAAAATGATGCCGATGGTGACGCTGATTCATACATGTGGTTTGAAACGGGGGATAACGGCAATGAATATTTCAAATGGAGAAGCCGCCAGAGTACCACAACAAAAGACCTGATGACGCTGAAATGGGATGCACTAAATATTCTTGTTAATGCCGTCATTAATGGCTGTCTTGGAGTTGGTACGACGAATGCACTAGGTGGTAGCTCTATTGTCCTTGGTGATAATGATACCGGATTTAAACAGAATGGAGACGGTATTCTTGATGTTTATGCTAACAGTCAGCGTGTATTCCGTTTTCAGAATGGAGTGGCTATTGCTTTTAAAAATATTCAGGCAGGGGATAGTAAAAAGTTCTCGCTATCCAGCTCTAACACATCCACGAAGAATATTACCTTTAATTTATGGGGTGCTTCCAACCGTCCAGTGGTTGCAGAGTTAGGCGATGAGTCCGGATGGCATTTCTATAGCCAGCGAAATACAGATAACTCGGTAATATTTGCTGTTAACGGTCAGATGCAACCCAGCAACTGGGGGAATTTTGATTCCCGCTATGTGAAAGATGTTCGCCTGGGTACGCGAGTTGTTCAATTGATGGCGCGAGGTGGTCGTTATGAAAAAGCCGGACACACGATTACCGGATTAAGAATCATTGGTGAAGTAGATGGCGATGATGAGGCCATCTTCAGGCCGATACAAAAATACATCAATGGCACATGGTATAACGTTGCGCAGGTGTAAGTAATGCAGCATTTAAAGAACATTAAGTCAGGTAATCCAAAAACAAAAGAGCAATATCAGCTAACAAAGAATTTTGATGTTATCTGGTTATGGTCCGAAGACGGAAAAAACTGGTATGAGGAAGTAAGTAATTTTCAGCCAGACACAATAAAGATTGTTTACGATGAAAATAATATTATTGTCGCCATCACCAGAGATGCTTCAACGCTTAATCCTGAAGGTTTTAGCGTCGTTGAGGTTCCTGATATTACTGCCAACCGGCGTGCTGATGACTCAGGTAAATGGATGTTTAAGGATGGTGCCGTGATTAAGCGGATTTATACGGCAGACGAACAGCAGAAACTAGCGGAATTACATAAGGCAGCTTTGCTTTCCGAAGCTGAATCCGTAATTTTGCCGCTGGAGCGCGCTGTCAGGCTGAATATGGCAACAGGTGAGGAGCGCAGTCGACTGGATGCATGGGAACGCTACAGCGTTCTGGTCAGTCGTGTGGACCCTTCAAATCCTGAATGGCCGGACATGCCGCAATAAGTTGTATGATCTCTGGAGTGAGCTAACGTATCTATGGTACAGAGTAAAGCCTAATCTGACAGTCCGCTCCGAGTCAACAGCGGGAGTTGGAGTGCCAGATACTATCTAAAAGTTGATGGTTTCTTTTGTAGGGATACCTACAGGCGCATTTGCACTTGAACAGTCAGAAGAACTCGACGAGACCGGCGTCGGCCAGAAAATGGCGAAGCCCGCATTTTCTACGACCGTTTGCAGGAACACTCTTGGATGTTACGTATAATAGTATGGTAGACCAGAATGACCGACAGCTTAGTGCTCAGACGGTGTAAAAAGGGAACGTTGCTAACGTTAATTTGTGTGATTAGTTGAAGGAATACTTATGCTGGTAACTATTTTTACTATTAAGGCCCTTGCTTTAGGGCCAAAACATTAACTTTCTAAGGCTAGGGTTTTAGCAGTGCATTAGAAATTTCATCAATAATCACTGAGTATTTGGTGATTTCGTTTTCGTGAAAACATCTGAATTTATCATTAAATTTTACTAATGATATTAAATATGAACGATAACCAGCTAACTTATTAGAGAATTGTGAATTATAAAAATCCGTTACAAACTGATCTGCATTGTTATTATACTTGACAGTTGGTGATTTAACAGAAAATACTTTTTTGCAAATATGCTCTTTAGAATATCCCTTTTTAAATTTATCTAGTGCTTTCCGTATTAAATACATTTTTCCATTAGATATTCTTATACTCCCTCTCTCTCCCCCTCCATTTTTATTTTCTATTACATAGCCGTTTAGTGAGATTATGCCTTTCTTAAATATTTTTTTATGTTTGTTGAGGGACAGTCCTGCCGTATTGACAATAGTTGATATCTCGTTGTCAAAATGTTCACTTCCAAGAAGTTTGTCTTTCCCGGAGCTCGAAAAAAGCATATCATCAGCATAACGAGTGTAAATGATGCTTCTTTTGTCACACAAACTTTTAATTAAAATATCTAACTTTCTGAAAATTATATTGGATATGAAAGGTGATGTGGCGAATCCCATTGGAAATATTTTTTTCTTTTTATTGTTGACTACAATCTCAATAGATAAACTATTTAAAAATGCATCAATAACTTTGATTTTTTTATTTACCAGATATTCATCTTCAAAGTAGGATTTGAAACACTCCCTTGCAAAGTTATAGTTTATGTTATGAAAAAAATTACATAAGTCAATTCGACAAAAGTTCTCACCATGGATATGAGGTTCTAGAAAATTCAAATAGTTTAATTTTTTACGATAGGCAATTGCAGGTGAGCTAAGAGGAACTTTTACTAGGAAATTTTTTATAAGTCTTTCTTGTATTTTTTTATGCGGGGAGCTTTTTCTTATAGTGAAACATAATCTATTCTTTAATGAAATGCTTTTATAATCGTCATTGGAAATCTCAGGGACTCCGTGAGTCATAATAATATCATCGGAGAATGTTTCTCTTAGATAAAAATTTTTATAAAAATCATTGTTAATTTTATTAATTTTATGTTTCATGTAAAAGCTTCCTCTTCGATACCAATAACATCTTTACACCCCGTGAGGCTTAAAGCGGCTTAGCGGACGCAAGACAATCCGAGCTAGTGTTTGCTGGAGCAAGTGACGGCATGCGTCAGCTCATTTGAGCCCTCCAGCTTCTATCGAAGAAGAAGCATGATCGATGATATGCGAAATTTCAGGAAAAGCCAAGCGGAATTTTTTTTCGACATTTTCTTTATCTAGGGCTGAATAATGATTAAGGCTAAAATCAATGAAGCTTGTAACCCATCCAGAAGTCTTTCCTATGTAAGAACTCATAAAAGAGAAATTTTCTGACTTTAATGCTTTGATATAATCCAATATATCTTGCCGTATCGGTTTTTGATCAATTTTATAATGCATTTCTATACTTACAAGAGTTTCTGTTTTGCCACTAAAAATAAGGCGCAAGATAGCAACTTGGTCTTTTACGTCGGGGATGGTTTTTTTAAACTCATCAATTATTTCTTTAGCATATCTAATTTTAATGATTTTCAATAATCTCATGTGTCGCAATGGTAGGTTATGATTTGTTTCACATTTTGAAAGTATTTTGGGAAAAAGTTGTTTTGATTGGGTTTTAATATCGTATTTTTGCAGCAGAGCATTAATCATTTTTACAGGGTTTTTATTATTTACATTAAAGCTTCTCATTACTATGTCAATGATCCATAAAGAGAATGTCTCTAAAGAGAATTCATTGATCAATGAGCCTTCTATCGTTGTAGAAGTATAATAAACATTATCTTTAGAGGATAAAAAATTAACTGCGCTTATAACTCTGCCTATACTGAAGTGTCTGAATTTTAGGCCATTTTCACTGAATGTTACTTTCCTTTCATCTTGGCTTAAAAGAAATTTTGCTGCGTTAAGAAAAGGTTTTTGGTATGTCGAAAAATAGTGTAGTTTATCTCTCTTAATGATTTTATTAATAATTGATTTCCCTTTCGAATTAAATTTAAATTGTTCATGTTCGAAGTCAACAACGGCAATCTGATCAATATCCTTTACTACTAGAAATGGGATGGCTGCATTTGAGTAGCTGGGGTTTATATTTTTCAACATTACTTCATCGCAATCATACACATCTAACCTTTTAAGTACTGGAAACAGCTTTTGCAGATTATAATTTCTAAACAATTCAACTTCTGTGGCGCCCTCTACAAATAGAATGTATTCACTAAAGAATAGACGGGCCTCATTATCGCTAAGCATATTTATAAATCTAATGTCATTATATTTAGAGTTTAATTTTGAAATTTTGGTCGAGTTGTCACGTTCTTTTGAAAAATGCAAAACCTGCTGTTTATGTAAGAAAGATTTTAGCGTGAGTTTTAGTAAACTCGGAGAATGAGTGCTAAATATAAGAGTTGGATATGGTGTTGAATATTTTCCAGGCTCAATTTCCTCATGGGTTTTATCATACTTTTTATATGTCAGGCTTATGTTCTCAATAAAGTTCTCGCTAAGTTTTGGATGTAGCCCAATTTCAGGTTCATCAATATATATAATTGGATTGATAAATTCTGTTCTTGTTAATGAAATTAATAGGCTAAGTATAATTTCAAGATATTTGTGAGAGTTCGTGCCATCCGACTGAACATGTAGTTCTTCACCTTTATTTATGAAAATATCGCCATCTAAAACTATTTTTAGATAATTAACGACTTTATCTTTATAGGTGTAAGGTTTAGTATGGATTACATTTTCAACTCTTTCTATATACTTCTTGTAACTACCCCGCTTAGTTGATATTTTCTCATTCAAAAACTCAAGGAGTTCTTCTTTTTTTATTTCAGAGAAATTAAAGGAATTTATACTGCTGAGCATTTTCCATATGCTATTCCAGTCGTATAAGTCAATGTGTCTGGTTTCAATATGGAAAAAAGGAAATAGAGTTTTAATTAGATGCCGGGCATTTGGTGTGCTAATTGACCAAGTTACGGAGTCATCTTTAGAAATTGTGAGTGTAATGCTATAAGTGCTTTTTCTTTGGAAACCCAAAGGAGATATGAAAGGAAGACAGAATTTCTGCGGCTTTCGGATGAATGATTGTGGCTTAAATAAAGTGTTATAAATATGCTTGTGAAAGCGACCATTGTTATTAGGGTTCATTACAATTCTCTTTATTCTTGTTACATCATAAGTCAATGTTATTGACCCTGAAGGAGTATAACTAGAATGAAAATCAGGAGGTATTACTTTTATGTCGTCAAGTTTGTCGTAAAAATATTTCAATATTTTCATAAGATTGGATTTGCCAACATTATTCATCCCTACAATGCAATTTACATCCTCTAGGGAATTTATTATTACATCATTAAATGATAGTAAGTTTTTTATTCTTATGCTTTGCAAACCCATGGGAGCGATTCCTTATAAAAATAAAACCTTGTATTCCTATAATTCGAGTGATGTCTCAACGGACTATTCGGAACAACTTTGGTTTATATAGCTCAAGTTTTTATTCATTATTATGCATGTAATAATGAATTACAAGTTTTCATTTTGCTTGGAATCAATTTTTTCACTCAGGTAAAGTAATTTTTGCGAGTGACTGTATGATACGGTCTCAATAGTATTAGAGCTTGAATTCAGAATTGCAGTGATGCTCATTGTGCGGCTACTTTCACTGTATGCCATCCATGTCTGTTTCTCGCTCAAAGCAGGCTGTCAGATTTGATAGCGTTTTGGCTACGTATTTTGTCAGTTGGAAATTGAGAGAGTGCAAATCAAGGCTGGCGGGCTGATTGCCCGCCTTTTCTTTATCTGTTGTTTCATCCACTGGCCAGCCAGGTCAAATAGCGTCTCATGCTCTGCACAACAGAAAATAGTTGCACCCATTAACCACGGAGTTAAACGGATGAGTGACTATCATCATGGCGTGCAGGTGCTGGAGATTAACGACGGCACCCGCGTCATTTCCACCGTATCCACTGCCATTGTCGGCATGGTCTGCACGGCCAGCGATGCGGATGCGGAAACCTTCCCCCTCAATAAACCGGTGTTGATTACCAATGTGCAGAGCGCAATTGCAAAGGCCGGTAAAAAAGGCACGCTGGCGGCATCGTTGCAGGCCATCGCCGACCAGTCAAAACCGGTCACCGTTGTCGTGCGTGTGGAAGACGGCACCGGCGACGACGAGGAAACGAAACTTGCGCAGACCGTTTCCAATATCATCGGCACCACCGACGAAAACGGTCAGTACACCGGACTGAAAGCCCTGCTGGCGGCGGAGTCGGTAACCGGTGTTAAACCGCGTATTCTCGGTGTGCCGGGACTGGATACCAAAGAGGTGGCTGTTGCACTAGCATCCGTCTGTCAGAAGCTGCGCGCTTTCGGATATATCAGCGCATGGGGCTGTAAGACCATTTCCGAGGTGAAAGCCTACCGCCAGAATTTCAGCCAGCGTGAGCTGATGGTCATCTGGCCGGATTTCCTCGCATGGGATACGGTCACCAGTACCACCGCCACCGCGTATGCCACCGCCCGTGCGCTGGGTCTGCGCGCTAAAATCGACCAGGAGCAGGGCTGGCATAAAACGCTGTCCAACGTCGGGGTAAACGGTGTTACCGGCATCAGCGCATCTGTATTCTGGGATTTGCAGGAGTCCGGCACCGATGCTGACCTGTTGAACGAGTCTGGCGTCACAACGCTGATTCGCCGCGACGGTTTCCGCTTCTGGGGTAACCGTACCTGCTCTGATGACCCGCTGTTCCTCTTTGAAAACTACACCCGCACCGCGCAGGTGCTGGCCGACACGATGGCTGAGGCGCACATGTGGGCGGTGGACAAGCCCATCACCGCAACGCTGATTCGCGACATCGTTGACGGCATCAATGCCAAATTCCGTGAGCTGAAAACAAACGGCTATATCGTGGATGCGACCTGCTGGTTCAGCGAAGAATCCAACGATGCGGAAACCCTCAAGGCCGGAAAACTGTATATCGACTACGACTATACCCCGGTGCCTCCTCTCGAAAACCTGACCCTGCGCCAGCGTATTACCGATAAATACCTGGCAAATCTGGTCACCTCGGTTAACAGCAATTAAGGAGCCTGACCGATGGCAATGCCGCGCAAACTCAAGTTAATGAACGTCTTTCTGAACGGCTACAGCTATCAGGGCGTTGCGAAGTCCGTCACGCTACCAAAACTGACCCGTAAGCTCGAAAACTATCGCGGTGCGGGGATGAACGGCAGCGCACCGGTAGACCTCGGCCTTGATGACGATGCGCTGTCAATGGAGTGGTCGCTCGGTGGCTTCCCGGATTCGGTTATCTGGGAGCTTTACGCAGCAACCGGCGTGGATGCCGTGCCGATTCGTTTTGCTGGCTCTTACCAGCGCGACGATACCGGCGAAACGGTTGCCGTCGAAGTGGTCATGCGTGGACGTCAGAAAGAAATCGATACCGGCGAGGGTAAACAGGGAGAAGACACCGAGTCGAAAATCTCCGTGGTCTGTACCTATTTCCGGCTGACGATGGACGGTAAGGAGCTGGTCGAAATCGACACCATCAACATGATTGAGAAGGTGAACGGCGTCGACCGGCTGGAGCAACACCGCCGCAATATCGGCCTGTGATTTTCATCCGGTCAGCCTGGCTGACCGGTTAACCCTGATTCAGAAGTGAGAAAACCATGAACAAAGAAAATGTGATTACCCTGGACAATCCGGTCAAACGTGGTGAGCAGGTTATCGAACAGGTCACGCTGATGAAACCCAGTGCCGGGACGCTGCGCGGTGTCAGTCTGGCTGCGGTCGCGAACTCCGAAGTCGATGCACTGATTAAGGTGCTGCCGCGCATGACTGCACCGATGCTGACCGAGCAGGAAGTCGCCGCACTGGAACTGCCTGACCTTGTGGCGCTGGCCGGTAAGGTGGTCGGTTTTTTGTCGCCGAACTCGGTGCAGTGACGTTCCCGAAAAATCTGTCGGTCGATGACCTGATGGCGGATGTGGCAGTGATATTTCACTGGCCGCCATCAGAACTGTATCCCATGAGCCTGACCGAACTCATCACATGGCGCGAAAAGGCGCTCCGGCGAAGTGGAAGCACGAATGAGTAACAATGTAAAATTACAGGTATTGCTCAGGGCTGTTGACCAGGCATCCCGCCCGTTTAAATCCATCCGTACAGCGAGCAGGTCGCTGTCGGGGGATATCCGGGAAACACAAAAATCACTGCGCGAGCTGAACGGTCACGCATCCCGTATTGAGGGATTCCGCAAGACCAGTGCACAGCTCGCCGTGACTGGTCATGCACTTGAAAAGGCACGGCAGGAAGCCGAAGCCCTTGCCACACAGTTTAAAAACACCGAACGTCCGACCCGTGCTCAGGCGAAAGTGCTGGAATCCGCAAAGCGTGCGGCGGAGGACTTACAGGCGAAATATAACCGCCTGACAGATTCCGTTAAACGCCAGCAGCGGGAACTGGCCGCTGTGGGAATTAATACCCGCAATCTTGCACATGATGAGCAGGGACTGAAAAACCGTATCAGTGAAACCACCGCACAGCTTAACCGTCAGCGTGATGCGCTGGCGCGTGTCAGTGCGCAACAGGCAAAACTTAACGCAGTAAAACAGCGTTATCAGGCCGGAAAGGAACTGGCCGGAAATATGGCCTCAGTGGGCGCTGCCGGTGTGGGGATTGCGGCGGCGGGAACGATGGCCGGTGTTAAGCTACTGATGCCCGGTTATGAGTTTGCGCAGAAAAACTCAGAATTGCAGGCCGTGCTAGGTGTGGCAAAAGACTCCGCCGAAATGGCCGCACTCCGCAAGCAGGCGCGCCAGCTCGGCGACAATACCGCCGCCTCGGCAGATGATGCAGCCGGTGCGCAGATTATTATTGCGAAAGCCGGTGGGGATGTTGATGCCATTCAGGCGGCAACGCCGGTCACGCTGAACATGGCGCTGGCGAACCGCCGCACGATGGAAGAAAACGCCGCCCTGTTGATGGGGATGAAATCCGCCTTTCAGCTTTCAAACGATAAGGTCGCTCATATCGGGGATGTTCTCTCCATGACGATGAACAAAACCGCCGCCGATTTTGACGGCATGAGCGATGCGCTGACCTATGCCGCACCTGTGGCAAAAAATGCCGGTGTCAGCATTGAAGAAACCGCCGCAATGGTCGGGGCGCTGCATGATGCAAAAATTACCGGTTCAATGGCGGGGACGGGAAGCCGTGCCGTGTTAAGCCGCCTGCAGGCACCGACGGGAAAAGCATGGGATGCACTGAAAGAGCTTGGTGTGAAAACCTCAGACAGCAAGGGAAACACCCGGCCAGTATTTACCATTCTGAAAGAAATGCAGGCCAGTTTTGAGAAAAACCGGCTCGGTACTGCCCAGCAGGCTGAATACATGAAAACCATTTTCGGGGAGGAGGCCAGCTCAGCCGCCGCCGTGCTGATGACTGCCGCCTCAACCGGAAAGCTGGACAAACTGACCGCTGCGTTTAAAGCCTCAGACGGGAAGACCGCCGAGCTGGTAAATATCATGCAGGACAACCTCGGCGGTGACTTTAAGGAGTTTCAGTCCGCTTATGAGGCGGTGGGGACAGACCTGTTTGACCAGCAGGAAGGCGCACTGCGTAAGCTTACGCAGACGGCCACAAAGTATGTGTTAAAACTCGACGGCTGGATACAGAAAAACAAATCACTGGCGTCAACCATCGGCCTCATTGTCGGTGGCGCACTGGCGCTGACTGGCATCATCGGTGCCATTGGTCTTGTAGCCTGGCCGGTTATCACCGGCATTAATGCCATCATCGCGGCAGCAGGCGCAATGGGGGCAATTTTCACGACGGTTGGCAGTGCTGTTATGACCGCCATCGGGGCGATTAGCTGGCCGGTTGTGGCCGTGGTGGCCGCCATTGTCGCCGGGGCGTTACTTATCCGTAAATACTGGGAGCCTGTCAGCGCATTCTTTGGCGGTGTGGTGGAAGGGCTGAAAGCGGCATTTGCGCCGGTGGGGGAGCTGTTCACGCCACTGAAACCGGTGTTTGACTGGCTGGGCGAAAAGTTACAGGCTGCGTGGCAGTGGTTTAAAAACCTGATTGCCCCGGTCAAAGCCACTCAGGACACCCTGAACAGTTGCCGTGACACGGGTGTCATGTTCGGGCAGGCACTGGCTGACGCGCTGATGCTGCCGCTTAATGCGTTCAACAAACTGCGCAGCGGTATTGACTGGGTACTGGAAAAACTCGGGGTTATCAACAAAGAGTCAGACACACTTGACCAGACCGCCGCAAGGACTCATGCCGCCACGTATGGCACCGGTGGTTATATTCCGGCGACCAGCTCTTATGCAGGTTATCAGGCTTATCAGCCGGTTACGGCACCGGCTGGCCGCTCTTATGTGGACCAGAGTAAAAACGAATATCACATCAGCCTGACGGGTGGTACTGCGCCGGGGACACAGCTTGACCGCCAGTTACAGGATGCGCTCGAAAAATACGAGCGGGATAAACGTGCGCGCGCCCGTGCCAGCATGATGCATGACGGTTAAGGAGGTGACGAAAAATGATGCTCGCGTTAGGTATGTTTGTTTTTATGCGCCAGACGCTGCCACACCAGACCATGCAGCGTGAATCAGATTATCGCTGGCCGTCAAATTCCCGTATCGGTAAACGGGACGCTTTTCAGTTTCTCGGTGTGGGTGAGGAAAACATCACGCTGGCCGGTGTGCTTTATCCCGAACTGACCGGCGGAAAGCTGACGATGACCACGCTCAGGATGATGGCAGAGGAAGGCCGGGCGTGGCCGTTGCTGGATGGCACCGGCATGATTTACGGCATGTATGTCATCAGCAGGGTAAGTGAAACAGGGAGTATTTTCTTTGCAGACGGCACACCCCGGAAAATTGATTTTACGCTGTCGCTCACCCGCGTTGATGAATCACTGGCCGCGCTTTATGGCGATATCGGTAAACAGGCGGAATCGCTCATCGGTAAAGCTGGCAGTATGGCGACCAGATTCACGGGGATGACGGGGGCGGGATAATGCTGGATGCACTGACATTTGATGCAGGCAGTACGCTGACGCCGGATTACATGCTGATGCTCGACAGCAGGGATATTACCGGCAATATCAGCGACCGTCTGATGAGCATGACCCTGACGGATAACCGGGGCTTTGAGGCTGACCAGCTTGATATTGAACTGAACGATGCCGACGGGCAGGTCGGGCTACCGGTTCGTGGCGCTGTCCTGACGGTGTATATCGGCTGGAAAGGTTTTGCCCTGGTATGCAAAGGGAAATTCACCGTTGATGAGGTTGAACACCGGGGCGCGCCGGATGTGGTCACCATCCGCGCCCGGAGTGCAGATTTTCGCGGGACGCTCAATTCCCGCCGGGAAGGCTCCTGGCATGACACCACACTCGGTGCGATTGTTGAAGCGATAGCCTCCCGTAACAGGCTGGAAGCCAGTGTCGCTCCGTCACTGGCCGGAATTAAAATCCCGCACATCGACCAGTCGCAGGAGTCTGATGCGAAATTCCTGACCCGTCTTGCAGAACGCAACGGCGGTGAGGTGTCGGTAAAAATGGGAAAACTGTTGTTTCTCAAAGCGGGGCAGGGGGTGACGGCCAGCGGTAAAAAAATCCCGCAGATTACCATCACCCGCAGCGACGGCGACCGTCATCATTTTGCGATTGCTGACCGTGGAGCTTACACCGGCGTAACGGCAAAGTGGTTACACACCAAAGACCCGAAGCCGCAAAAGCAGAAGGTAAAACTGAAACGCAAAAAGAAAGAAAAACACCTGCGCGCACTGGAGCACCCGAAAGCGAAACCGGTCACGCAGAAGAAAGCGCCAAAAGTACCGGAAGCGCGCGAAGGTGAATACATGGCCGGTGAGGCTGACAACGTTTTTGCCCTGACTACGGTATATGCCACGAAAGCGCAGGCCATGCGCGCCGCTCAGGCGAAGTGGGATAAACTGCAACGGGGTGTGGCGGAGTTCTCCATCAGCCTGGCTACCGGTCGGGCAGATATTTACACGGAAACACCGGTTAAAGTGTCAGGCTTTAAGCGCGTCATAGACGAGCAGGACTGGACAATCACTAAGGTGACACATTTTCTGAATAATAGCGGCTTCACGACGTCCTTAGAGCTTGAGGTCAGGCTTTCTGATGTGGAGTACGAAACAGAAGATGATGAGTGATGTTTTTATTTTATCTGTTTGTTTTATAAGGATAAATTAACTAAAATGGCACCATCAATAAAACCGGAAGAGGTGCTCGCGATGTTTCATTGTCCTTTATGCCAGCATGCCGCACATGCGCGTACAAGCCGCTATATCACTGACACGACAAAAGAGCGTTATCACCAGTGTCAGAACGTGAATTGCAGCGCCACGTTCATCACTTATGAGTCGGTACAGCGATACATCGTGAAGCCGGGAGAAGTCCACGCCGTAAGGCCACACCCGTTGCCGTCAGGGCAGCAAATTATGTGGATGTAATTACAAACAGAAAGCCCCTCAGTCGAGGGGCTTTTTTGTCGATGTGGTCAATGTGTGGACGTGACCAGAAATAAATCCTTTTATTTCAATTTGTTGTACGTAAAAAATAAGCCCGTGTAAGGGAGATTACGCAGGCTAAGGAGGTGGTTCCTGGTACAGCTAGCATTTATGGGTTATGTTTTTCAGCGGGGGGATAATACCCGTATTGAACGAAGCGGTATGTGATCCGATTCTAAGAATTATCCCAGCGTGAAAAAATCCCGTTGATTGACTATTTGCCGTGTGGATTTCGGGTATTTTCACCTTCAAAATTACGCATCAGCAGTGCAAACTCCAGCTCTACCTCTTCAGGAACCGGCAGCCAGACCACATGGCCGTCGCCAGGAGCGACCTCTATCGCCTCACCTTTTTTGTTTTCCAGGTGCTCCAGGCGGAAGTTCATGTTGCCCTGAGGCGTCATCAGCTCCAGGCTGTCGCCTTTAGTGAATTTGTTTTTTACGGCGACGGCGGCCAGCGGACCTTTACGTTCGCCGGTGAAGTCGCCTACAAACTGCTGGCGTTCGGAAATCGAGTAGCCATGCTCGTAGTTCTGGTAGTCGTCGTGGGTGTGACGACGCAGGAAACCTTCGGTATAGCCGCGATGCGCCAGACCTTCCAGCGTTTCCAGCAGGCTAGTGTCGAACGGTTTACCGGCGGCGGCATCGTCGATGGCTTTGCGATACACCTGTGCGGTACGGGCGCAGTAGTAGTAAGACTTGGTGCGGCCTTCGATTTTCAGGGAGTGTACGCCCATCTGGGTTAAACGCTCGACGTGTGCGATGGCGCGCAGATCTTTGGAGTTCATGATGTAGGTGCCATGCTCGTCTTCGAAGGCGGTCATGTATTCGCCCGGACGTTTGGCTTCTTCGATCATAAACACGCTGTCGGTAGGCGCGCCGATACCCAGCGTTGGCTCAACGTTGGTGACCGGGATCGGCTCGTGTTTGTGCACGATATTGCCGATGTCATCTTCTTTGCCTTCCTGAACGTTATATTCCCAGCGGCAGGCGTTGGTGCAGGTGCCCTGGTTCGGGTCACGCTTGTTGATGTAGCCAGAGAGCAGGCAGCGGCCGGAGTAGGCCATGCACAGCGCGCCGTGAACGAAGATTTCGATCTCCATATCCGGCACCTGGGTGCGGATCTCTTCGATCTCTTCGAGGGACAGCTCGCGGGACAGAATGACGCGGGTCAGCCCCATCTGTTTCCAGAATTTCACCGTTGCCCAGTTGACGGCGTTAGCCTGCACCGAGAGGTGAATGTCCATCTCCGGGAAGTTCTCCCGAACCAGCATGATTAAACCCGGGTCCGACATGATCAGCGCGTCCGGCCCCATCTCCACGACCGGCTTCAGGTCGCGAATGAACGTTTTCAGCTTGGCGTTGTGCGGCGCGATGTTCACCACCACGTAGAATTTTTTGCCCAGGGCATGCGCTTCATTGATGCCGAGCTGAAGATTCTCGTGGTTGAATTCGTTGTTACGCACGCGCAGCGAGTAGCGCGGCTGGCCCGCGTAAACGGCGTCGGCACCATAGGCGAAAGCGTAACGCATATTTTGCAGCGTTCCCGCCGGGGAAAGGAGTTCCGGTTTAAACATGTTTGTTCTCGTTCTGATGACAGGTCAGATCCGCGTGCACCTGGTGCAGCGGTAAGGGGAGATCCCCCACTTTAAGGGCGGGCATTGTAGCGCTGCGGGGCGGGGAGGTAAAGCGCCTCACCCCTTTCAGATGACATAATACTTCGTATCTTTAAACCATTAGCGATATGACATACAAACACAAATATATTAAAGCAAGTAGAATAATACCGGCGATAAGAATGAAACCAATGGCATTCATCGTAGCCGTTCCAGAATACTTGACTGTCCAGATGGCAACTGTTCGAATGTTATGCAGTATTTTTGTGATCATATAGCTGATGAAAACAATAAGCAGCGTCAATTGCGTAAACATGGAAAGGTAAAACATGATAGCCTGCGGAATGAAGTAGTTAGATATTGCCCCTTTTGAGGTAAAGATAATCATGGTTTCGTTATCGATGAAATCCAGTGAAGACCGTATCACTTCCAGCGGGTTCCATGTCATTACAGGTCTGTCTTCAAAATACAGGCCTTGCTGGATATAGAGGTCCTCAATCGAAGCATTTTTAAGATGGGTGACGATAAGTGTAAATGAGAGCATAACGCCCAGAACAATTGAAGAAAAATAAACGATCGATTTTACAGACGAAAACCCTTTCGATAGACCTGCGTTAATGTAAGCTCTGATAAGATAAATTGACATCACATCAAGCAGTAAAGAGTACCAAAAGCCAAAATGAATAAAGTCATGTAATGCAACTTTAATGGTCAATGGCAGATGTTGAGGAATGATGTGCTCAGGATTTCTAAAAGTCAGCACCCAGAGATACCAAACTACAAATAAGATACTGGAATATAAAATCAATAAAAACGGTATGGTAATTAATTGCCTTTTTGAGAATGCATGATTACCGAATACCAGGAAAAAAGCGCTTACCCATTGCTCGGAAAACTTGGTTATTCTGTTTTTTTTAGGTATGAGGAGTTCTATTTTTTGTATTGCTTTTGTTTTCATTTTTTTATTATAAGCAAATAACCCCAAGAAAAGGCTGGCAACGCTTATAGCTGTGGTGATGATAATGAATAAATTACCAATAACATTTTGCAT